GTCCGCGCTTGCCGCGCGCCAGCCAAGATTCATCAGGTTCTCCTTGAGCCACACCGGATTATCGACGCGCACCCGAAGCGGCACGATCCCGCGTCGCGCAAAATCTATTGAGGTGTCGCCCCCCACTACCACCACCACGCTGGTGGTTTTAGGGATGGCTGCGATAAAACGATCGAACGCCGCCACTCGCAGCCCCGAAGGATGGTTGAACAGAGCAGTCACTACGCAGAGCTTCATTGGTCACCTCGCAGCGGTTATTCGATACCGCCAAACGCCGGCACTAATTTTCTCCGGCCGTCACCGCAGTTTTAGGATTGCGGCTCCTGTTTATGGCCGGCTGCGGCTTGGATGCGCGCCTGCCACTCGGCCGCATGCTTGCGGCAAAGGTCCTTATTTTCTGCTGGCGAATAAGAGCAATCATCGCACAGCGGTATATCGCACGTTACCGAACTCAGTTTCGCGCGCGGCTCAATCTTCCAATCGCACAAACGAGTTGACGGTTTTCCGCAGGCGCATCGCTTCGTCTTTCTGGTCCTCCCGCATACAATTGCGTGCGCGCCATTAGGCAATATGAAGTGCTCGCATCCCATCACGTCGCCCTCAGCGGAAAGAGGTGCTCACCTTTTGGGTAATACGTCCGCGCGATGTGCGCCGCGAGCGTAAAGGGGATTTTGGCGATCATGGCGGAGGCCACCTTCCGCTTGCTGCTCTTGCTGGCGTGCTGGCTGATGCCAGCCTCCCGAAACCAGTCCCCGCCCTGTTTGCGATGCTCGTCGCGCGGATCGTTCCCGCAAACCGTTGCGCCATTGCATACGCGAAACCAAGAACCGCCGCTGTTCTTGATAGCCTGGTTCACCTCAAGCGAATCCTCGCCATTCAAGCGCCAATGTGGTGAGACCTCGCCGGTTTGCTTGAACCTATTCCAATCGTGACCAGGGCGTTTAGCCACCACTTTTACCATTGGCATGAGCGCCGGCACGTCGCCCCACAGATGATACGAGCCGAAGTTCCACCGGCTGCGGCCGACCCAGGGCTGCGCCCCTCGAACGTTCTCGACCACAAGCGGGATGTGGTGGCCGGCCGCGCCGCTGGCTTCGCGCTGTATCCGAAAGCATGCGTCGAACAATCGCGTGAGATCCTTCACGTCGCGCGTGCCGTCGCGGTATTCCGCGGCGATCTGCTTCGCGCGCTTCCACGGCATCGCCATGTAGCTGTACTCCTGGCACGGCGGGCTGGCGACAATCAGGGCAGCATCCTTGAACTGGCTCCCATGCAGCGTCAGCACGTCCTGGATGACCAACTGCGCCGGATACCGATGCTCACCGTAGACATGGCGCACGTTGTCGAAGCCGACCACGTAGAAGCCGGCCTCGAGCAAGCCCTCGGCCCAGCCTCCTAAACCTGAAAAAAGATCAATGGCCAAAGGCTTCAATGCACGCCCGTCCTTAAGATTTCGCACACCAAAAATATCACGATCGCCCAGGAGCGGATCAAGACGCCCATTTTCTGGTGGGCCGTTGCAGTCCGCCAAGCTAAACTTCTCGTAACGGTCCATCTTATCCATGCTCTGATGCTCCGCTGTTCGTCGAGCCAAGCGCCTTGTCAACGCGGGCCATCCAAACGTTCACCGCATCAACGCCATTAAATCTATCAAGCCCCATAGACTTTGCGGCCCGCGTAGCTTTGTCCAACAGGGTACGTTCGGTAAAATTGTGATCGTTCCACACGAGCGCGCACCATAGAATGTCCCGGATGCCAGGGCTTATCTCGCGCAACAATTCCTCAAGCTCGCGGATGCGGGTTTCGTATCTCTTGCCAAGAATTTCCAGCGAATTGATGCGGCCACGAAGGTCAACTATTTCAATGTCTTTGTCGGTCACGTAGGCTCACCTCCCCGGTTCGACTGAAACGCTAACGCGCCATAAGGCGGATTGATCCAGACCTCATTACAAACGGCGCACTCGCCGCGTTGGACCTTCGCCAACTGCGCAACCTCGACGGTACAATTCGGTTTTTGCAGATCGTGTTCACAGGCCGTTTCCGAGGTAGCCGCAGGGCTAGATTGTGATGATTTAATCTCGTTCAATACGGCTGTCAGTCCACAGGTGCAGTCGTCCAGATTGGATCGCGCATAGACACGGCAATCCCCGCTGTGTCGGCTGTGTTTGCGCAGCGCCGCCTCCAGCGCCTGCACCCTGGCACGATACTGCGTTACGGAATTCATCAATACTAGGCACGATTGGTGCCGTGCCTCCCTATCGGCCGCGAGGGCGTCGTAGTGGGCCGCGTCTACGAACTCCAGCGTGTAAGGAACAGAAAATCCTTTGATCGCCATTCGGTACTCGGTCCACGCATCGGCGATCTCGCGGTTGGTGTAGCGGCGTACTGTCATGTTTCATCTCCTTTGGTGCGGGACTTGGTTTAGTTTGAGAATAGCTAGACATTGCGCACGGCCCGAACCAGGCCTTCGCCGTCTTGGCGGCCGCAGAGCGCGTCGCCAAAGTCGAAATCGACGAACCACGCGTAATCGCCGGGCGACGACGCGAGAGGAGTCGCGGTCCAATACCAGGAAGTTTTGCATGTGGGGAACGCGTCCTTGTCGATCGCCGGCGAATGCCGCTCGTAGTCGACCAGGGTGAGCAGCTCGCGGACCGTCGGGAGCCGCCAGTCGCTGAAGCCGCCCAAGCGTAGATCCGCGCAGACCTTGTGCGCATCCTTCCAAGTGAGATTGGCGCCGGTGTCCTCGCGCGCCCACATGAGGCCGGTCGAATGATCTACCACGAAGCGCCGCGGCGGCGGCGGTACATCGACACCGACAGTCTTCGATACGTCCGTCCCAAAGTTTGTCCAAGTATTGGCCCCGATAGTGGCGAAGGGGTTGACCGGCGACGCCTCCGCGGCGCACAGATGGCTGGCGATCATCAGGATCTCCGCCGCCGACGCCAATTCGAGGCGGCGCACAATGATCTCTTTCAGTTCGGTGATGAGTGTTTTCATTGATCCTCCGTAGTTCAATTGAACGTCAGCAGCGGCGGCATCTTGCCGTCAGCGTAAGCCTGCTCAATGAGCGGCTTGGCATGCTCGGCAAGAGTCATGCCATTGGGTAGCACAACGTGCGCCATGAACGATTCCTCAAACGTCTCTATGCCGGTCGCCACCGACTCTAGCTTGGCCTTGATGCACATCGACATCGAGCGCCAACGCCGGCGAGTCTCTTTCTCAAAAGCTGTCTGCGAGCCGCATTGCTTCAACGACGGCAACGGCAAAACAAATCGTATGTGCCTGCCGCTTGACCGAAACACAATGACCGCCGAGTCTGATTTCGTGCCATAGCCGAACTGATCCGCTCCGAAGCGCGTCAAAGTGCGCTCTATCTCAGAGCGGGATCTGTCGGCCGGGACGCTGGTCCCATTGGCGTATTTAGCCATCTACCATGCTTATCCGGTTAGCACCCATGACCGCTATCCATAGTGGCTCTCACGAACTCCGCCGCGACTTGCGGGACGATGGCATTGCCGTAACCGCGCAGGCGTCCCATGCGGGCGGGTATCCCATGAGCCAGCGGGAATGTGCCGGGTTCAACTGGCCGCCACTTGCCGTCGATGCACTCAAGCCACTCGCTTGCAGCCCAAGGTCCGTGAGCGAAGCGCCCATCTGAACGCCCCGCGCTATCGCTTTCAGCTTCCGATCGACGAAGCCTTGCGCCGTTCCGCCTGCTGGAGCTCGTACTGGCGTCGCCCAACTCGCCAAACTGGTCGCTTGATTCAAGTCCTGCGGACCGCCCTTGCGGGCTATCTCCTTCAGACTGCCCTCCAGCGTCCTCACATTCTTGGCGCCGTCCGTCGCCCTGGCGGTCGGCCACGAACCACAGCCGTTGCCTGATGTGCGGGGCTTGGACGCCCGCAGCGCACAGATCTGCCGCCCCGACGGCGTAGTCCGCACTTTCCAAGTCAGCCGAAACAATATCCAGCCAGGCGAGGCCATCCTTGCTTGCAACCTGCTCTCCAAAGACCGTTGCAGGGCGATGCTCGCGGATGAGCCGGAAAAAATCCGGCCAGAGGTGGCGCTTGTCTTCCGTGCCGCCCTTTTGACCGGCGTCACTGAAGGGCTGGCAGGGGCAGGAGCCAGTCCAGACGGCGCGATCGTCGGGCCATCCACCCAATCGTAGGGCGTAGCTCCATCCGCCGATGCCGGCGAAGAAATGGCACTGGGTAAACTTTGTGAGGTCATTGGGCTGTACGTCCTTGATGCTGCGTTCGTCAACCACGCCGTTTGCGATGTGGTCTTCTTTGATAAGTTCCCGGAGCCACGCGGCGGCCTTGGGGTCGTTTTCGTTGTAGTAGTTAATCAAGATCTAGTATCCGTGGGTGTCAAGCGGATAAGCATGCTTAGTTTCGCACTTCGACTTCGAGCTTGGCACACCGCCAGTTGGGCTGCACCGGCGGCCACAACGCCTGGGAGAACATCGCGACGTTGCCGGTTCTCGCATCGGCCGAGATCACGGCATAGGCAGAGATCGGCGGCTCGTAGGCGCACACCATCTGCAGCGATCCATTGGCCGTCACATGCGAATCGCTGTGAATGCAATCCTTGCAGCTCGGACGTATCTCTAACTTGGTTTTTTCCATGGTCTATTTCCTTGATTTGAAAAGCTGTTTCGCCGGGTGTGGCAGCTGGACCGATACGCCTGCCATCACGCATGCCCCGACGATTGCGGGGGCGGCCCAGCGCGGGACCGGGACCTTTCCGGACAGCCAAAACGAAAGCGCCGGTTGAGTCACGCCCATGAGCCGGCTGAAGCTCATCTGGTTGGCATGCGTGAGGCGCATGGCGCGGCGCAACATATCAAGACGGCTTGACTCATCCAGATCGACCACCAGCACGTGGTTGCTGCTCATTCCGGTTTTATGGTTTTGCGGCGCAGTTGCAGACGCAAAATGCCGCCGGCAATGCGGGCATCAAGCTTCAACTGTCCGGTAGGCGTGGCGGGGATCTGAAGTTCGAATCCCCACTGATAAATTCTGTCGTCCGCCTCAAGGTCCGTGATTTGGACTCCGTGAGAACCGCCGAGGGCGCGCAACAACGAGACGATCACGGCGCGCTGAAAGGCGTCCGTCGCTTCGGGCGTCAGCGGCAGCGGCGTAGCGTCGGTCACGGCTGATCCTCCGAGGCGGCATCCGGATAGGCCCCGATGGAGAATATTAGCAAGTACCGCTTTTGAGCGGCATCGGCCCCGATCTGCAACAGCCGCAATGCCGCTCGGGCGGCCGGCAGGCTATGGGTGACCGCGACGAGTCTTGGGTCACCTGTGCCCACGATAAAGTACCTGTTCAATGCCGCACCTTCACGTCGTGCGTCACGGGCGGACCACCGCCTTGGAACTGGTCCGGGTCCAGCAACAGCGCGTGCTTTACCTCCTCGCGCAAGGCCTCCTCGGTCATGGCGCGCGGGTCCGTGAGGATCGCGACCGCCTCTCCATCGTGCGAATAGCCGACGATGTAGACGCGAATCGGCACGATCGGTGAGGTGCCAATCGGGAAGACCCTGGCCGCGCGCTGCATGGGGGCGACTTGTTTTTGCACCCAACGCTCAAACTCGTCTGGGTCTTCCGGAATGTTCCAATCGGTCGCATCAATCACTGGCATCATCCAAATCCATCTGGCGCGACACGGGCTTGACCGCTTGCTCCATCCCACCAACGAACTCATCGAGATCGCACAGCACGATCATGCACTCCCCGCCCACCGAGTCGGCCACATCGTGGACCGTCTTGTTGGTGCGATTCATGTTGATCTGGCATTGCACCCCGTCCTTGAACTGCACCTTGACGATGGTGCCAGGCAAACTCTTGTAGGACTTCGCGGCGATCTGCACCACCGCCTCGCGCAGCTGGTCGCCGACTTGGAGCCGTAGCCGGTCGATGATCTCCTGCTGCATCTCCTCCGACTGGTGGGTGAATCGCGGGCTCAACATCTTGAGTTCCGTGATGAGCGCCTTGAGCAGCGTGGTACCGATGCTCTCCGTGATCTTGTCTACTGTGGCCATATCTCGTTCCCCGGGTTGTTTTGGATCTCAATTCAAATGGCGCAGGATGGCACCGACCATGCAGGCGTAGATCACGAACACGATTGTCCAGATCGACCATTCAGGATAGGACAGCACCACCGAGACAACGCCGACCGCGACCGTCAACATCCCCATCAACAGCACCGCGCACAGGAGTGCGACCGCGATGATTATCCCTAAAATACTGGCCAAAGACCACAATCCCATCTCACTTTTGATCGTCATGAAGCCTCCCCGATTCGCTTGAGTTCCAGGCGTGCTCTCACCTCAGCGCGGTCGATCCGCACGCTGGCCGGCGCGCAGATTGCGAGCCGCACCTCGCCGCCGTTGATCCTCGTGACCGTGATCGATATGTCATCGCCGATCCGAATCGACTCGTTCGTGCACCTCGTCAGTATCAGCATTGCTATCTCCTTGGCTTTCGGAATTGTTCTGCCTGCGGGCATGTGGCGAAATGGCTCTTGTGTCGCGTCAAATCAAGCTGGTGTTCGGCGTCCGTGGGTTTGGTCGAGGCCTCATCGACCGGCATACGTTTGCCGCTTTTGGTGCGAAACCAGACAATTGGGGCGCCACAAGAACTGCACTTCACCTCAAAGGGATGATGTCGGCGAATTTCTTCTTGGGTCACAGCGGATACACCGTTTTCATGGTGGGGTAATGCTCGCCAAGCGAGAATACGATCCGAAGTCCGAGATACTCGGTCTCCCAGTCGGCAAAGCCGAGCGCTGCGTGATCCTTCATGGCCTCACCGCCACGCTCGATGGCCTCGCGGCCGATCCGACAGAGCCACGAATACAGGCCTTCCTGATCGTCTTTCGCGGTCTGGTGCCAAATCTTACGGCACGCAAGTGAGGCTCTATCGAGGGCGTGTCCCGACAGTTCGATGGTCGGCAGCGTCGTGCCGCGGCGTTTCAGTTCAGCTGCAGCGATGGCCTTGGCATTCGTGCGACTGCCGCCTGGCGTGTTCACGAGCCACCGCAAATAACTCACAGGCACGCGGGTCCACGGCTGGCCGGCATGCTTGCCGAAATCGACGATCAGCCCGTGGGTGTTAATCTCAATCAATGCGCCACTCCTCGGATTGCGCTGGCGAGCGCCGTAAGTTCGTGGCGCTCTTTGCCAATCGCCTCAGGATCGATGCCGGCCTTTACGCAAACTTCCGCAAACGCCAGCGCCAATGCGATCCGCAGAGCTTTGCGCACTTCCATGCGCTCAATGTCCTCCAAGTCCATCCGCCGTTCTTGGTTGCGGCAATGCCGGATCCTGGCCGCAGCGTCGATCGATATCATGCGTCGGTGCTTGCCGCACATGAATTGGTCGGCAGCAATCCGTTTGCCGCACGCCGGGATGGGGCAGTAATTCACTTGAGCCTCGAAAAACAGCGCGGGCAGAGCGGCACATGCGTGCGATTCTCGTCCGTGGTGTCGGTCCATGTGCAAAGATTGCCGAACCAGCCGCACCAGCATGCGTATCTGGCGTGCTTGCCGGCGAACTCGTAAAGAAACTTCATCACCTTCCCGTACACGCCTTTCTCCTCCAGTATGCAAATGCCGAATCCGTGATGCCGAGCGCTGCGGCCTTCTGCCGCGGTCCCATGAGCCGTCGCTTCTCGGCCTTCCAGCGCCGATACGCTTCCTCTGCGGTCCCATGTGCCCTGACCGCCGCGACCCAGGCGAAAATCTCTTTCACCTGAGCGTCGCTTAGTTTGCGATTCACACCAATTCCCGCTCTCGCTCTTGAGCCTCATCCGTCACGTCGGCCGGCGGCTCAATCTTTTTCAGGTCCGAGCGGATATAGCAATACTCGCGCTCCTCATCGAATTGCACACCATAGGCATGCACACCGAGCACCGCGCGAATACAAAAACAATACTTCGAGATCGTGCCGATGGCGCCGGCTTGTGGCCGCCCCGCTACTTCCGGCTTGTATTGCTTCATCACCACCATCACCGAATCGCCCGGTTTCAAATCACCGTGCACCGGATTTCTCCGCGAGCGGCGGCCGCGCCACATAGTCCGCCAGCCAGCGAGCCCTGACTTGCGCGCACTCGGCGGCGCAAGGCGGACAGGACTGCACGATGCGCTCTTGCTCGACCACGCAGCCCTCGCACGCCGCGCTAATTTTGGTCTTGTGCTTCACGAAATCTCCTTGAGCGCGTTTACGGTCACGCGCTGGACTTCCCTCACGTAACTCAAAAAGCTGCCTGACACAAGCATGTTGGCTAGCAGCATGTTGGCGCCGGTTAAAATATCGCACAGCGCCGCAGTGGCTATCTGCAACCGCTCGGACTCAGATTGCGCCATGGATAAAATCCGCGAATTTACGCGCGTCCTCGGCTAGCAGGTAGCGCACGATGGCCACCGGACGCACGCCAGGGTGAACCTCCCGCATCCGACGGTAGAGAGGCGCAAGGGTGGTCAGTGAAACGCTCATTGGCCATCTCGCCGCACGAATCGCAGGAATGCTGTGACCAGCATGCACACCACGGAGAACAGGAGCCCTCCCGCGACCACCACCATAATCCATGCCTCGTAGCGGTCTTGGCTCATAGGATGGCCTCGGCAGCGCACCGCTTGATGTCTTTGAGCGCATTGGCATTCGTGTCAAAAAAATCAGGCTCACGTCCGGTGCTCGCGCGGTAAATCATGCGGCCGGCTTGATGCGAGCCATACTTCGCTTCGAGCGCCGCGCCGGCTTCACCGGCTAGCGTGATCGCCCATCCGGCGCGGCAGTGGGTAGTTTTGCATTTGTGCCATTTCGACATTTCCAGATGGCCACCGCCGACCGTGATCGCCTCCAATATGCGGCTATCCAGATTTTCCACCATTGGGACGTCAGGGTTGCGCGCTCGAAATTCGGCGGCGCGTTGTGCGGGCGTCTTGGGCGGCGGTCTATCTGCCGATTGAATCGATTCCGATCCATTCGTTTCCGGCACATTCTTGGCGTCCGTGAGGTTGGCGTCCGCGAGGTCGGCGTTCATGATCATCTCCTCGATGGTTTGGTGGGTCAATACGCGATCACGTTTGGGTAGGACGCCAATGCGCGGCGAACCTTCGTGCGGATGCGGCGAATTTGCTTGTGCGATTGGCCGGCCGTCAGCGTGCCAAGTGCTTCCGAGAGAAAACCCGCGCGAATCAGATTGTAGACGTGGCCCAAGCGCTGCGCCTTGGCGGTCAGATGGGGGCCAAGGGCCGCGTTGATTTGGTCGGTGGTCATGGGCGCACCTCAATGCGGATGGTATCGCCGGCATGCAGCGTCCAACGCCGATCCCAGATGATTTCGAGCACCCGATCGGTCAGGTTCTTGCCATCACCATCGAAGTTCACCGTGTCGAGCTCGCACTCGCTGGAGTTGACCAGCACCAGTCGCAATTTGTCCATGAGCCTTGATCCTTTCGCGGCGTCACCGCGGTTGTTGTTGACGGTGCCGAGTATGGCCCGAAAGATGAGAAGTTGTCAACCAATGCCAAGCGATCATGAAACTATTCAGGTTTACCCCGACAGCATTGGGGCCGTCAGTTCGGTAGCCCACATTACGCTGTAGGACTCCGCCGAGTTTGGTGTAGGATTGCTGCGGCGCCTACTTCGGACTGATCCCCGAGGGACAACGGCAATCCCACCGCGGCGCCGTCCTTCATGGGTATTTGAATTGGGAGTCGCAACAAGAAAATGGCTGGTCTGCCGATGATGCCTTGGTTCCCGAGCGACTTTTTGGGCGCTACCCGCGGCTGGCCACTGACGGCCCGCGCGATCTACCGCGAATTACTTGACGCTCAATGGGACATGGGCGTCCTACCAATTGCTACGATTTTGCTACAGCAAATCGTTGGCGCCACACCAGAGCAATGGCAGGAGGGTTGGCCGTTCGTCGAGGCTAAGTTTCCGGCTATCGAGGGGGGTAGACGCAACCCGACCTTGGAAGAACACAGGATCAAGGCTTTGAAACTAAAAGAAAAACGGGCAGAAGTAGGCCGCAAGGGTGGCCTAGCAAAAGCTGTAGCAATTGCTAAACCAATTGCTGTACCAATTGCTCTAGCAAAGGTCTACCATCCATCTCCATCTCCATCTCCATCTGATACTTCGCAAAGCCTCGTATCAGAGATCAGGCCTACGGCCCGCGCTTCGCGCTCCCCCGCGACCTACATGCCGGAAGATTTCCAGATGACGCCGGAAAGGGAGCAATACGCACGCGACCAAAAACTGATAAATCCTGCACGGACGTTCCAGAATTTCTACGACTACTGGATCGGTAAATCTGGTGCCCAAGGCAAACACCGCGATTGGGATCGAGCGTGGCAACGCTGGTGCAGGATTGAGGCCGATCGACAACAGCCGCTCGCTAACCGCAGCACTAAAACCAAGTTCGAGCAAATGATGGAGAAAATCGATGCGCAAACCTGATCGACGCATGACACAGGTGTGGAAACGGCTCGCCCAAGCCTATGGCGCGCGCTTGGCCGATACTCACGGCACCGAGATGCCTGACTCTTGGGTCGAGGCGCTGGACGTCTTCACCGACGAACAGCTCGCCTACGGCGTGCGGCATGTGATCCGCGAGAGCGTGAACCATCCGCCAACCTTGGGGCTGCTGCTGAAGGGCTGCGCCGAGATGCCGATGGCTCAGATGGCCCGCGGCGGCCCGAGCCTGCAGGAGCAACTTTGCGCCTACGTGATGCTGACCCGCTTCCCGTCGCGCCTGGACAAAACCTTCACGCCCGACCAGTCTCGCCAAACCGCCCTGCCATGGACCTACCTGTATCGCGACTGGGTGGACCCCGAGCGGCCCAAGGGGGTGCAGCGATGCCAGGAGTGCACCGGGGTGCTGGTGCCGGCGGCCGGCGCCCTGGAAGGCTTCCGGGTGAACGTCATGGATATGCTGGCCGACACCGAAGGCCACCAACGGGCGATGCGCTCGTTCAAGCCAGGACCTCTGCCTAGGCCGCAGGCTGTGGCGCACGCATTGCAGGATGGCGAGGCGGAGGTGTTTTAGCCATGGCAGAGTGGCGGGTAGGCGCCGATCGCCGCCCATAGACGATCTGAGGCGGTTTTAGAAAAAACAGCGGGGATGCCGGTTTGTTGAATCAAATTCACGTCGGGGATACCAGGGTATTAATGCGGCGCATGATCGCGGCGGGGATCAAGGTGCAGTGCATCGTGACGTCGCCCCCTTACTGGAATTTGAGAAATTACGACGTTGCCGGCCAATACGGTCTTGAGCGCACCTGGGTCCGCCACGTCGCGCGGATGCGCGGGGTGTTTCGCTTGGCGCGCGAACTTCTGGCCGACGATGGGGTGTTGTGGCTGAATTACGGGGACAGCTATGCGAGTTCCGGCGGCGCCGGCTGGCAGGGCAAGCACGGGCAGCGGGCGAACCGGAGGCACACGCAACGGGCGTTGAAAAGGCGCACGGCAATGACCGGCTTGAAGCCGAAAGATTTGGTCGGCATGCCCTGGCGGATTGCGTTCGCGCTGCAGGCGGACGGCTGGTATCTCCGGCAGGACATCATCTGGTCGAAGCCGAATCCGATGCCTGAGTCGACGCGCGATCGCTGCACCAAGGCGCATGAGCACGTGTTCCTGATGTCGAAATCCGAGCGCTACTACTGGGACTTCGAGGCCATGCAGGAGGACGTCGGCGGCGGGGCGCACGCGCGGCGCGCCAAGACCCCGGACGGGTGGGACACCGGCGAAGGCGCCCACGGCAGCTTCCACAAAGCGGGGCGCGAGAAGGGGCACTTGCCCGGCAACCGAACCCACAAGGGCGTCACGGCCTACCAGAACGGCGATGAGCGCAGCCGCACCAAGGCCGGGTTGGTGGACTACGCCTCGAAGCTGCGCCCGAAAAGCAACGCCAGCATGGATGAAGCAATCAAAGATTTGGTGAGCCGACGCAACCGCCGCGACGTCTGGACGATCGCCTCCGAACCGTTCCGCGGCGCCCACTTTGCCACGTTCCCTACGGCCCTAGTCGAGCCCTGTATCCTCGCCGGCAGCCGCCCGGGGGATGTGATCTTCGATCCGTTCATGGGCTCGGGGACGGTGGCCAGCGTCGCCATGAGCCTCGGGCGGCAGTTTCTGGGGTGTGAGATCAATTCGGCCTACGCGGCCCTATTCGAGTCCGCGCGGTCGCAGCAAAAGGGGTTGGCGCTAGGATGATAGTTCGTCGTGGAACGTCCCGCTCGAAAGCCGACCAAGCCCGCTTGGACGCCATCCACGACCTGCCGTGCGTCGCCTGCGAAATGGACCACAGCGGCTTCGCCACCCTGATGCGCACCGAGGCTCACCATCTGGTCGATCGCGGCAACCGGGCGGCTTCCGGCGGCCACCAGGCGACGATTCCGCTGTGCGGCTGGCACCACAGGGGCGAACCGCCGCGCATGGACATGTCAGCGGCGCAGGCGGAAACGATTTATGGGCCGTCGCTCGCGCGGTCGAAGCGCGACTTCGTGAAGCGCTACGGCACCGAGCGGGAGTTGCTGGCGAAAGTTGATCGCAGATTAGCCGGCTACTAATCGGCAATTCAGGCGTACTTGCGCGGTCGCCGTTGCCAGGTGAAGGGGTTTATTTCCTCTCCCAGCTGGTCGTCGTCTGGCAAAGACAGGTCATAGAATCGCCGCAAGTATTGAAAGGCGATCGTCACGGTGCTTGTGATGTCGTCGTGGTCACCCGATGGAAAGAGCGCACAGTGGTCTATGACTTTGTAGCTGAACGAGCGCGGGCAATACCAGATGCAGCCCTTCTCTAGCATCAGGCTGGCCTCGTGCGCTCGAGCGATCAAGTCTCCTTGGCCGCGGCCGCGGCCGCTTGAACCAGCCAGACCCACGGCCTTCACGGGCAACTTTTTGCGGCGCAGCTCTTGAAGCAAGCTATGTCCGCTGGACTTCTTTTCGATCAGGATCCAGTCCGGTGCGAACGATTCATTGGAGCGGATCACCTCTGAGCGCAGATCTGGATAGGAGAGCCTTTCCTCCATGCAATCGAGTAGCATCGCGCAAATGCGCTGCAGCCTTGAGATGATTTTGCCGTTCGCATCGCGCTGTACGTCCTCGTAGTTGAACACTCCCCAGGTGGTGCGGGCGCTGAAATCGGCTTCTTCGTCCTCCTCGAAAGCGGTGTCGTAGACTTGGATCATCTCGAAGAAATCCGGTAGCGGTTTTTCCTCGCCGGCTTGCGGGTGGTCGTCCGGCCACACCCAAGGACGCCACCAGCCGCGCTTCAAGATCAAGCCTCCCTGGCCCTCGGGCTGCTGCTGGTACTGCGCGTTCCAAGCGCGCGAGCTCATGATGCCTTTTTCGTGTTTGGCGGTCGCTGCGTCGAAGCGCTTCGGATCCAGCATCTCGCCGTCGATCTTGCGTGGGTCCTTGAACAACGGTTTGGCATTCGGTTCAACGCCGTTGCCTTTGTTCGGATACGTGATGCAGGCGCGCGTCGAGTCGAACTCCAAGGGCAGCATCAGATGCACCCAGCGTTTGCCTTCTTGCGCCAGCACATGTCCGACCACATCACTGTCGTGCGTGCGCTGCGCGACGTAGAGTTTCTGCGCCGTCAGTGGATTGTTCACGCGCGAACGCCACTCGTTGTCGTGCCAATTGAGTGTCGCTTGGCGGATCGTGTCCGACTCGATTTGCTTTACGGAATTTGGATCATCCAAAATCTGCAGATCCCCCCCGCTCCCTATGACGCGCCCTTGCACGGATGCGGAAATGCGATTGCCGCCCACGCTGTTGCGATATTGGCGCCCTGAATTCTCATCCGGCAACAGGTAGAACCGATCGCCGTACATGCGTTGATACCATGGCGACTCGATCACGCGCCGCGAGAGGCGGCTGAAATCAAGCGACAAGCGATCATCAACGGAAGCTGTCAAAAATTGCGTAGTCGGCTGGTGGATCCAATGCCATACCGGAAACAAGACCGAGCAAATGATCGACTTTGAATGGCGCGGCGGAAGCGATACCGCCAAGAAACGGATTTCCCCTTTGGTTAAAGCCACCAAGTGGGAACACAAAGCATCGAGGTGCCAACCCCATACGAGTCTCTGCGGCGCCACCTGAGACCAAGCCGCCTTGCAAAACGCCCGGAAGTCGCCAGCGAACTCCTGCGCCGCGATGTAATACAGCAACCGTTCCGCATGGGTACGGTCGTGGCGATCAAGGATCGCCTGCACTCTGGCATCAACTGCGCTCATCTCAGGGTGTCCCTGGAGCCCCGTGGGGCCTGCAATCAATCGACGGTGACGCCGATCCGCGCACCGAGCCTGTGCGCCAAGTTAATCAAAAACGCGAGGCTAAAGCGCTGAAATGTGCCGGTGCACAACCGCGACATGATGTCGGGGGTGAACCCCAATGCCTTGCAGGCGTCCCGCTGGGTGACGTACTGGGCGCGGATTTTGGTGGCGATTCCTTCGATCAGGATCAGTTTGACGTGGTCAACCTGCTCCGATCCACGCGTTTTCACTGACTCTGATCAGTAATTGCGGCGTCCACCTTGCGGCCGTAGTTCGCGAGCCGATTGGCGGCCGTGGTGACGGCCAAGTCCTTGGTGGGGTTGTCCGCTGGCTCGGCACCGACCGATGCCTGGGCCATTGGCCGGGGTGCCGCTGCGACCGCTTCCTGGGCCTTGAGGGCGGCGTGCACCGTCTGGGCGTCCGCTGGGCCGACTTTCGGCCGATCGCCGAGCCTATTGCCGCTGGCGTCGGTCGTGAACACGGGATTGGGGGCTTGGGTTGGACGGTTGGCCCGCATGGCAGGGTTCGGCACGGGAAACTCCTAGGGAACAACCGGCCCGGTATTCATCGGGCCGGCGGGGTTGGCGGGAATCGGTCCTTGAACTGCGGTCGGATTGCCGGCCGGCAGGCCCATCGGGGTGGCGGCGCGCACCATGGCGGCTTTGCTCATCACCGGGCGGCCGAAGTGCGGCGCCTTGGCCGGCTGGATGCCCAAGCGCCCCATCGGCTTGCCCGGGGCCATTCGCATGTCTCTGATTCCGCGTGCTGCCATGGGGTTCTCCTGGTTGGGAAGCTCAGCCTATCATGCGGACAAAGCCGCATCACGTTCGGCCATGAACTGCCGCGCGCGAATGATGTTGGTCGAATCGATCGACACCTTGCGCCCGAATGCCGAGCGGATGCGCTTGACCTCGCGCAACACCGAGTCGGGATCGACCGGCACAGGGGCGGTCGGCTGGGGGTCCAGCAGCTCGCCATGCTCGTCCCGAACGATCAATGCCGCGCGCACGTCGTACTCCACCTTGGTTGTTACTGGCAACAGTGTGCGGTCTCCGAGTGAAATTCGTCAATGCACATCGCGCCTTTGGTACTTCTCAGTTTCATTCCCTTGGTAAGCATCTGAATGGATCAGTATCGGGATCGATTGCGATCGGCTACCGTGTCGCAGGACGAACGCTGACTGATCGCTCAGCGATCGCTGGGCGACCGTTTCAGTTTTCATCGCGTCCGTTATTCAGGGTCAGATTGGTCATCGTCGTGCATTCCGAACACTTGGCGGGCCGCCTCGGTGCCCACCAGATCGATCAGCAACCCCTTGACGTGCCGCAACTTTTCCATATCGAGGTCATGCAAGTGCAGGTGGTTGTGGGTCTCGTTGTCCTTTTTCGAGAAGCCAGCCGCCTGTTCGCCCAAGACGGTGAAAGCGGACAGCCGGGTCTTGGCCGCCGGCAGGCTGTACGAAATCTTGCCCGTCACATGGTCATAGGACACTTGATCGACCGCGGCGGCTTCCTCGCGCGTGAGCTCCAAGATAGTCTTCATCCGAAAGCCTGGCGTGGCATTGCCCTTCTCGTCGATGTTGACGCAGGGAGTCACATAGTCGAGCGCGTTGGCGTAAGCGATCCTGGCGATGCCCTCCAAGATGTCCTTGCGCTCATAGGCGATATCGCGCGACACGATGGCTTCGACCTTCGGCAGCCTAGCGTCCAAGTAGCGACGGAAGCGCTGCAGCTTGCGCGCCGAGCGGGTGTGATTATTGGAGTCCGAATGCCCCGCCTCGCGGTAGGCTCGAACATGGTCATGGTGGACCAGCCAGCGCTCGCAGAATTTCAGGTCCATCTCGTTCTTCGGGGTCGCGCCTTCCTGCACTTTGCGCGTCGGCGGCAGATTTCGAGTCTTAACCTTCTTCACGCCGGCTGTCTCGCGGTCCAATGAGCGGAGCGGATGCTGGCGTGAAAATTACCATGCGCGTCGCGGCGAATATCAGCGTGGGCGTAGTCGATCAATTCAAGACCCACGAATTCTGCGACGCCCTTCACATATTCCGAACGACTGCGGGCCGTCGAGAGGGTGTTCCATTCCGCTAGTCTGTCAGATATTTCTGACGCTGATATATTAATCTCCAGCTCGTGGCAGATCAGAACGTTCAACACCAGGTGCATGATGAGCAGATTACTCACCGATCGGGAGATGGTCCAGTTCATTTCTGACCTTCAGCACACGCCAGAGGGGCAGCGATACCGGAAGGCTTGGGATATGCGGCAGCGGGCCTTGAAGAACGTCCTACGGCTGAACGCCGACAAAACCGCCACCGATGCGGACTGTGATGCGGCCAGGCGCATCTACATCGCCAACGCCGATCAGGCCAGCCTTGCGCTCGGCAAGGTCACAGAGAGATTCGGCTGGCCCACCGATGCACACTTTGAGTCCGGGTTTATCTACCGCCCGCCTGCCGCACGAGCTTCACTTCCACGCCGTACACGTCAAAAACCTGCTTCAACTTGAGGTTCTTGAGTGCGCTGTCGGCACCGTGCGCGTCCTCGAACGTCACGCCGCCGCTGTACAGATCGGTTCCCCACACAATCATGAAATCGGCGCGAAAAATGGCGTGCCCGGGCAGTCTGAACGGAACTTGACAGAGGAAATAGCGGATTTTTCCAGCCTTTTGCAGCAACTTCAATTCCTCGTAGCGCCGTCCTTCAAGCTTAGAATCGAACGTCCACCCGTCGATCGTCACTTTCTCGTTGCCGTATTTGCTGTTGGTGCGCTCCCGCGGCATCAGCTTGGTCTGCGCCGGCGGGGGTGCTGCGGGCCGGCGACCGCTTTGGTTCTCAAATTTGCTCAGGTCCTGCTCGGTCCAACGCTTGTTCATGGCATCTCCAAGTCATCCGCCTTGTAGTCGTACCTGCCGCGCAGCTCCGCGCGGCCGGCTTTGTTCAGTTCCTCTACGCAGAAATCGTTCAGCGCATCACAGAAGGATGCCGCCCGCCGCTCAAATTCCAAGGTGTGGATCGGCGACCAGACCTCCCGGGCATGCATATACAGCGTCATTGCCTTGTGCGCGCCCGGATGCCCGCGCTCGGCCAGCCGCTTCAATTCGTAGCGATTACTCGCCATCCAAGCCATCGCGGTCGGCAGCGTCATCGTCCCCATCATTCTCTCCGCTTTGCCTATGCAGCCACAGATCGAAGGGGATACGGACCAAGCGGTGATAGCGCTCGAGCGCCGCAGGGTCCGAATCCAGTTCGGACAGCGACTTTACACCGATGACGTATTTCGTCCATTCCCGCACGCGCGCCGTATCCCAGTGATCACGCGCCGGGGCGAGGGATTTCGCGTACCTCACGAATTCCTCGCTGGTGATTTTCAGGTGTGCGGAGTTCGATGGATGCTGCACGGGATCTTCTCCCTGATCTGGATCCACTTCCACCAGCACCATCTGGAAAATTTGCCCCGCCACTTTGCCTTTCCTGACCGTTGCCAACCTGAACGCTTCCAAGTCATCGGCGGACTCCAGCCAAAATGTCACGCGACACCCTTGGTTGTGCGATTCGGCCCACCCCGCAAGTTGCACGGCGCCTTGGAAGAAAATCGGAACCTTATCCGGCATACTCGCACTCCAACTCGACCTCGCTCTCAACCACCGCGAGCACCGTCGCGACCTGCAACGGCGGCTCGGCGATGACACCGTCACGGTCTCGCCACAGGTTCCGGCCGCTCACCTCAATGCGTCGGTAGGTAAGCGCCCATTTCAGGGCATCTCGCAGGACCTTCGCGTCACGCTGCAAATCATGGTTTGTCATCTTTGAACGCCTCTAGTTTGACTGCTATTGCCAATCATCGGGCGTAGGAATATCATCTTTCGCGTTACCTTTCAACCCACCAAGGATTATACGATGCCATTCACAGATGAACAGTTGGCCGAACGTCGCAAGTTCATTGGCGCCAGCGAGGCGTCCGCCGCGTTGGGGCTGAACCCCTTTTTCAGTCAGGTGGACCTGTACTTGGACAAGATCGGTGAGGGTATCCCATTTGAGACCACGATCCCGATGATGGTCGGCACTGCGCTCGAACCCGTCACCTTGGAACTGTTCGAGCGCCAATCCGGCTTGCGCGTCGAGGCGCGCCAGAAGGTATACAGGGACCCGAAATGCGCGTGGCGACGCTGTACCGTGGACGGCATGACCGATGATGGGGCGATCGTCGAGGCCAAGACCTCTGGCGATTTCCGCGGCTGGGGCGATGGGGGGGATGAGGTGCCGCAACACTACCTCCTGAACGCCATGCACAGCCTCTCCTGCGTTCCTGAGGCCCTAGGCGTGCACTTTCCCGTGCTGGTCGGTGGAAGGACGTATCGGTGCTACTACGTGCCGCGGGATGAGGAGTTGATCGGCATGGTGGCGGACGGCGAAGCGCAGTTCATGGAACATGTGCGCCAGCGCATCGCCCCGGCGCCCAAGTCCTTGGATGACATGAAAGCGCTCTACCCTAAGTCGTCCGGAACGCCCATCACGGCGACCGAGGAGGTGGAGAAGGCTGCGCAACGCATCGCGTTCGGCAAACGCGGGATCAAAAAACTCCAAGAGATGATCGATGAGGACATGCTCATCATCACCTCTTTCATGAAGGAGCATTCCGAACTGCGCCGTCTCTCACTCACGGGAGCTCAAGGGGCCGTGCTGGCGACGTGGAACAGCCAAGAGCGCAGGACGATCGATGCCGACGCGCTGCGTGCCAATTACCCCGACATCGCCAAGGCCGTCACCAGGGTCTCGACGAACCGGATCTACCTCAACAAGATCAAGGAATAGCCCATGCTCGCCATCTTCTACGATTCGGAAACGCAATCTTTGCCGCTTTGGAATGAGCCATCCGAACACCCAAGCCAACCGCACATCGTGCAACTCGCTGCGTGCTTGGTCGATCTCGAGACGCGAAAGACGATCTCAAGCCTAGACGTCATCGTGCGGCCAACGAACTGGATCATCCCGCCGGATGTCGAGAAGATTCATGGTATCTCGACTTCGTATGCCCATGAGGTTGGCATTCCGGAACCCACGGCCGTAGATGCTTTCCTCGAAATCTGGCGCGGACGCTTGCGGATCGCGCATAACGAATCTTTCGATGCACGCATTTTACGGATCGCACTCAAACGGCACGCGATCAATGCCGGCGCTCCAGATGCGTGGAAAGATAGTCCAGCGCATTGCACACAGAACCTCGCCAACCCGATCATGAAGTTGCCGCCCACCGAACGCATGCTGGCCACCGGCCGCATGCACAACAAGGCGCCGAACCTCGGCGAGGCCTACAAACACTTCACCGGCAAAGACCTTGTCGGTGCCCACAACGCCATGACGGACGTGCAGGCTTGCATGGCGGTTTATTTTGCCATCCAAGACCACAAGGGGAAAACATGAACGCTGCCGCTCAATCTGTCGATCAACCCTCGCTGGTGAAGAAGTTCGCCAGCAAGTACAGCATCGATCCGAAAGTGCTTCTGACCACGCTCAAGAATACCTGTTTCCGACAGTCGGACGGCGAGGTCACGAACGAACAAATGGTGGCGCTTCTGGTCGTCGCAGACGTCTATAACCTGAATCCGTTCACGAAGGAAATCTACGCCTTTCCTGACAAGAATCGCGGCATCGTTCCGGTGGTGTCGGTGGATGGTTGGGTGCGGATCATCAACGAGCACAAGGATTATAACGGCTACGATGTCATCCTGCCGAACGAACCATTGGCTGCCATTCCGGGAGAACGCCCCGCCGCTTGGGAGTGGGTCACGATCCGACTGCACCGCAAGAATGTCGAGTACACACCAGCGCTCACAGAGTATCTGGACGAGTGCTATCGACCGCCGATCAAGAAAAACGGCAACAACGGCCCCTACACGATCAATGGACCGTGGCAGTCGCATCCGAAGCGGTTCTTGCGGCACAAGGCGCTTATCCAAGCCGCGCGTGTCGTGTTCGGATTCGCCGGCATCTACGACGACGATGAGGCGCAGCGCATCCTTGAGGCAGGCTCTGTGGTGTCTGTCGTGCCGCGCGCCGAAGGCACGAAAGCGACCGACGTGGCCAAGGCGAACCTGAAACGGCATCTGGAACAGACGCGCGCCGAGACGCTGGAGACGAAGGTCGAGCAGGCAGAGCAAGCGCTGGTCGAGGAGAAATCCGCAGATCCGGCCGTGAATCAGGCGCAGCCAAAGCACGACTATCGCTACGACATCCCGGCGGCCCTCACTCATCTGCGTAGCCAGAACACCGTGGCTCAATTGAAGGGTGCCTTCCAAGAAATAGTCGATGACTATGAGTTCAGTGGCAGAGAATTGCCGCTGGATGTCGAGGCGGTATATCGAGACCTGAAAGAAATGCTTGAAGGAGGTGGGAAATGACAGACGACAATTTGGTTAGTGAACAACCACTACAAGCAGTCGCCCAATTGCCGGCTGAGATCGGTTCTCAAGGTCTGATCCTCCTTGAGCGCGCCAAATCCGTGGTGATTGATACGGACGTCGATTACGCCAAAGCGGCGGATTTCATCAACGACGTGAAAGCCATGGAGCGCCGGTTGGATGAGGATCGGGTACGACTGAAGGCCCCGTTCCTTGCCGGCACCCGCC